CCGGTGATCCGAAATCCGGGTCTTCGATCGCCCGCCGCCGGTCCGCCGCCAACTCCCGCCGCCTGGCGGCCAGCTCCACGAGCAGATTCTTCGAGGCCACCGATCCGAGGTCGCCGATGTGGGCAAGGATCTGTGCCTTGATCGTGTCCAACTCGTGGGCCGGGGCGAGGGAAATCCACGTGGAGTAGTCGGTGGGAAGGGTCATGGGGTGATCTCCATTGAATTGACGTCCGCGATCCGACTCCCAATCCAGGCCATAACCGGCACGGCCATACTGTTCCCTAGGGCTCGGTATCGCGGACCATCGGCAGCAGGCTTTCCTCGAAACGGGATAGCTGTGTAGTCGTCTGGAAATCCCTGAAGGCGTTCGCACTCCCGAGGTGTCAGACGACGGACTGCCATGCCGTGCATGACATGCATAGCCGCCTCCGTCACTGGGTCGCTGTTATTGCGAGTGTTGCTGCGAAGAGTGCCGACAGTATGCCCGTCCCCGCACACGACGGCCTGCCCGCGTTCGGACACTATAAAGGCAGGATCGCTGTCGTGTCCGAGGCCGTGCCCAGGCAGGCCACCTGAGCCTTTAGAGCGATTGTTTGTCGCCTTATCTCCGCGAGACGATTGCCGTAAATCAATTGGAGTTGCCACCGCCTGCGGATTCTTTCGCTGCAATGTTTGACTAATCTCCATATCAACCTGCGGAGAAGACATTTGGCCGCCAAATTCGATCACAGCCGTCTGACCTTCATCGCATGTAGTGTTCATGCCCTTGCCCATGCGAGCGGTGAGCGTGTTGGCTACTTGTTGTGATGAAAGGACAACGTCGTCCTGTCCTCTAGATTCGCCGCATCGTTCAACGCCACGGCCGCTGCTTGTAAGGCTTGCAGCAGTTGATCTGGCAACTCCTTCCCACGCTTTTCCGCGCGTCGGAGGATTCCCGAACAAGCTGTCGCGCTCAAAAAGTACCGACGCGGCACATCTCCAATCTCCAGCGTGCGCGACAACGAACACACGTCGGCGACGCTGGGCGACTCCAAACCATTGAGCGTCAAGAACTCGGTAGGCGAACCCATACCCGAGTTCCCCCAACGCCCCGAGAAAGGTTCCAAAATCCCGTCCTCCGTCAGACGACAGCACTCCGGGGACGTTTTCCCACACCACCCACTTGGGCCGCATGACGCCAACAAGTTGAACGAATCGGAGGGCCAGGTTGCCACGAGGGTCCGCCAGTCCTTTTCGCAGTCCTGCGACTGAAAACGACTGGCAAGGAGTTCCTCCGGCGAGAAGAGTAGTCGGTCCGACATCGTCTAACATCTCCTGCGTAATGGCCGTCATGTCCCCAAGGTTCGTAAATCCGTAATGATGTTCAACCACTGCGGCTGGGAATGCCTCGATCTCAGATGTCCAAGAGCATTCCCAGCCCAGTGGCCGCCATGCCACATGAGCCGCACCGATGCCATCGCAAACGCTGGCGTAACGCATGTGGCTGCTCATCTTAGGCCACCGCCTCTACCACGATATCGACGCGGCTCTCATCCCAATCAAGGGCTTTGGAGCCGAGCCGTTTGTTGTAAACCTCAAAGAAAGCACGCGCAACGCCTTCATCTCTCGTCGTTCCGCTCATCATCTTGAAGGTGTCGCCGTTCCTCATTAACGAGTTTGGCGAATGCCGATCCATCAGCGATTGCAGCCGCTTTCGATCAACATTGTCGCCGAAACGACGCAGGAAGAATGCGAGACCTCCGATGACTCCGCAGTGATATGCAGACTCAGCAAACTCTTGCCCCCACATCCGCCGCAACATCGCCAGTACTTCAGTGACGTGAGCCGCGCCAGTCTCGCCGCCGCCCATTCGGCGGTAGGCTGTTTGACACTGCTTAACGCCTCCGATGCTCTGCCGACTGCCGTTCGGCTTCATTCCCCGAACGTTCAAGCCAGCCGCAGTGATCGCTTCGTACACGATGACCGCATCCGGCTTGCCTGCACACACGTCAGCCTTGAAAAGCTGATGCGTGCTCAAGCCGCGACGCTTGTTCAGCTTGCCGAACAACTCGGCCTCATGCTCCGGGCCGCGACTCTTAATGATCTGGCACGGCACATGAGTTGCGCCGCGTTCCATCGCGGCATTAAGCCGCTGGAATCCATCGACCGGGTGAAGGCTCCCATCATCTCGCTCACCAGCGACGATGACTCCAAATGCCTCCTCATCAAAGTTTTTGGCGATCCCGGCCACATGAGCCGCGATCGCATCTCGCTGATACTCCTCGTCAACAATTAGGCTGCCAACGGCAACCATTCGCACTTCGGGCTTATGCAAACGCATATGCAGTCCCTCAAGATCCCCACCGATCACCCGCCCGCACGCGCGGCCGGAAATGTTGTTTACTGTCGCCCCCAAGTCACCGCCCGCTTACCGCTCGCCGTCCGCCCCTCGCCCACCGCCTGGACGAGCCCTTCTCGCACCAGCTCCACCCGCCGCGGCCGCACCGTATTCGCCCCGATGCCGGTCCGCTCGACGATCTGCTCGTCGGTGAGCGGGCCGTGCCTCTCGAGGGCGGCGATGATCGTCTGCTTGTCGCCGTCCTTCTTGGACTTCGTCTGCGACTTCGCCGCCGCCACGCTCGTCGCCGAGTGCCGCTGTGCCGGTGCGTCGAAGTCGATGTAGTGCTGGCCTTGGTACTTCATGCCGTCACCGCATCGAAGAGAGTCTTGCTGTTCTGCTCGTGAACCTTGCGGGCCTTGGCGAGATTCTTCATGGCCTGAGCGTGGTACTCCGGCTTGAGCTCGCAACCGTAGAACCGCCGGCCACGCTGGAGCGACACGTAGCCCTCGGAGCCGATGCCGGTGAAAGGAGAGAACACCAGCTCCCCAGGATTCGTGTAGAGCCTCACAACGCGATCAATCACGCCGAGCTGGAGCGGGCAGATGTGCCGCGTGTCCTCCTCCGAACGGGCCTCGCGGACGTTCAGCGTGTCCGTTTCCTTGATGTCTCCCCAGCAGCACTCGGCCCAATCGATCCACTCGTTTCGAGAAACTTCGCCCTCTGAATCGACGGCAATCGAGTTGTCGCCAGGGGCACGAAACTTGATGAGGTAGTCAGCAAGAGCACCACGCTGCCGGGCGCGATCCGACTCCAGACCGGAGAACTGCAACTCGCGGCTCTTGGTGCGGATCGCCTGTGCCTGCGGATTCTTGCGGATCGCCCAGTCGTACTCGTAGACCAGGCCGGCACGCTCACCCATGCGGATATTGATCCCGCGGTAGTCGTGCAGCCCGACTTCTCCGCTTCGCTTTAGCCGCGGAATCTGCATCACGTGGACGATGCACGCTCGCCCTGGCTTCAGCACGCGACGCAGGCCGGCGTAGAACCACCCGAGGTGCAGCTTGGCTTCCCCGCGGAGATCCTCGCTGTTCCCGATGTCCTCGGCTTTGGACGTGTACGAGAACAGGCTCGGAAACGGCGGTGAAAACACCGAAAAATCCACGCTGGCGGCCGGCATCACCTCGAGCATGTGCGGGATGCAGTCGCCATGATGAACGGCGTATTGTTGCTTGTCACTTAGAAGATTCACGAAACATGGCCTCCTGCTCGCGGGTGTCAGCATCTACTCGACGTGCTTTCCTCAACACGTTTTCCACCATCGGGCGTTCAACGTCCGTAATGGGGATGTGAACGTTTAGCGGTCGCGTCGATCCAACGCGGTTGGATCGTTTCACAGCCTGGTAATACTCCTCGTAGGAGTCCTGAAGACCGGAAAACACCTGCCTCGTGCATATTTGCAGGTTCAATCCGAACCCGAGAATCTTCGGCTTTGAGATCAAGACGCGAACGCGGCCTGCCTTAAAGTCGTCCACGATCCGCTGGCGTTCTTCCGGTGGCGTCGATCCGTCGATGCTCGCGGCACCGGGGATCGTCTCGGCGAGCATGTCCTGCTCGTCGTTGTATTTGCACCACACAAGCGTTGACTCGTCCGGCCACGAGGCGATCATGTCGCGGATGAACGCCGGCTTCGTCGTGCGGTCACACTTCGCCATCCGCGACAACTTCGCCCGGCTTGTGATTCCTCCGAGGTTTGTCACGAACAACTGCCCCGTCTCGCCTTGGATGGCTTTTTCCTGCTCCGCAGACAGGTCCACGTCGTGAATGTGGACGTGGATCGGCGGAATGGTCGAAACGTTGTCTTTCCATCCGTAGGTGCTGGGATCGGTCAAGAAAACGCACCAGTGAGACAACGCGCGATAGAACGGCCGCAAGGCGTGCGGCTTGAGTTCCCATCGCTCGTTCGTCTGGCCACGGTTCACGAAGAACCGAGCGAGAAAAGCGTTGACGTTGGGGAACGCATCGAGGAATACAGCGTGATTCGCGTATTCGATCCGATCATTCGGGGCCGGCGTGCCAGTAAGAGCCAGTTTCCACGGCACGCCAGAACCGAGCCGCAAACAAACCTGTCCCCACTTCCCGTAGTGGCTCTTGAGCATCGACGATTCGTCGAGGATCAGCCCGGCCAAATCGCCATCCGGCGTGTCGTCCCGCAGGGCGTCATAGTTCGTGATCCCGAGACGGCCGCCAGGACGACGGAGCCACTCGGCAAGATCCTTGGCCGCAACCTGCTCAATCGGCAGCTTTGAGCCGTAGAACTTCTTCGCCTCCGCAATCGTTTGTGCCACCACCATCAATGGCGAAACGATGAGAGTCGGCTTGTCCGGCTCCGCGGCACGAACGTGCCGAGCGAACTCGAGGAGCATCAACGTCTTCCCGAGACCGCAGTCGGCGAAGATTGCAAACTTCCGCTTTCGGATCGCCGTACGCACGATCTCCCGCTGGTAATCGAATAGACCACGCTTCGGCTTGTAGTCGACTGCAACTGCGGCAGGCGACTCCCCGCCAATCAGAGATGCGTACTCGCCGGGGATAATCGCAGTGCGGCCGTGAATCTCGTATCGAGGTAGCTGCTTGATGGCGATAAACCGACGGTAGCCGTCGATGGTGTTGTCGAGATGGACCGTGATGTTGCTCATGCCACCACCAACCCTTCCGCCTCGACGAGCTGCCGGCAGCGAAACAAGACGGCGTCTTTCGCCCCGGCACGGTCCTCGGGATCGTCCGACGCTCGCCACCGGTCGACGGCGGCCGAGAGCATGAGGATGTAGTCGTCACGCCTCGAAGTGAGCGTCTCAACAAGGAGATCCCGGTGGCTGCCCCGCTGCACGCCGCGGAGCATCGTGCGAGCGACCCGGCGTCGCTCGGCGGTGTACGCCGACGTGCACGATCTGCACCAGGCGGTACGCCCGTCCCTAGATCGTCGGTTGATTGAAAACCCGGACAGCGGCTTCGTCTCGCCGCACCGCCG